CCACCGCAGTTTCTTGTAGGATAATATGGCAACTTCACATTATTTTAATAACTATTCTGGTACAGCAACTAATGAACAGCGTCTTATGGAAGATGTTGTGGTTGAGTCTATTAAGATTATGGGCCATGATTGCTGGTATGTTCCTAGAGAAGGTTTTGATCCAACAGATCCTATCTACGGTGAAAATACAAAATCTAAGTTTGAACGTGCATATCATCTAGAATTCTATCTGGCCAACGTTGAAGGTTATGAAGGTGATGGTGACTTTTTCTCTAAGTTTGGTCTAGAAATTCGCGACACATCTAACTTTATTTGCTCACGCAGATCATTTGAAAAATATGTGCCATCTTCTATTGCTATCCGTCCGCGAGAGGGTGATCTGATCTTTGTGCCTGTTCTACAGAAGTTGTTTGAAATTAAATTTGTTGAAGAAGAGCTACTATTCTTCTCACTAGGCAAAAGAAATCCATACATCTACGAATTACGTTGCGAGCTATTCCGTTATAGTCAAGAAAGTATTAATACTGGCGTTGAAGATATTGATCACGTTGAACACACACTAGGATATGCAATAGAGCTTAATCTTTCAACTGGATCTGGCAACTATAATATTAACGAAGTTGTATATCAGGGAGCCAATCTTACATACTCTACATTCCAAGCTGATGTTAGAGATTGGAGTCCATTGACAAATACTATGGAAGTTATCAATGTTCGTGGTTCTGTTGCCAATAATACAGTATTGATTGGTGTAGATTCTAATGCAAGATATACAATTAGTTCAACTGATGATATGGGCGATTATCTAGATTATGATACATATGATAACAGGCACATTCAGAATGAGGCTGATGAATTCATAGACTTCACTGAAAAAAATCCATTTGGTAATCCATGAAACATAAACATCACATAATACCGAGACATGCTGGTGGAACTGATGATTCTTCTAACATAATAGAATTGACAGTGGAAGAACATGCAGAAGAACATAAAGAAATAATGAGAAAAACTCATATGGGAAAACCTAAATCTGATGAACAAAGAAAGAAGATGTCTGAATCTGCAAAATTAGCTTGGCAGAAAAGAAAGATGTTTGAGGAAGGAGGGTTAGTACCACGTTAAGCAACCAATATTTTTATCATAAACTAACAAGAAAATATGTCATTCTTTTTGGTAATATGTTTAACAACATCTTGCTGGTAAGAAAGGACAATGATACTGGTTCTGAAATTGAAAGATTTAAGATACCTATCATCTATGCACCAAAAGAAAAATACTATGCTCGCTTGCAATCTGATCCAGATTTGTCTCGCGAGCTTCAAGTATCATTACCCCGTATGTCATTTGAAATGAACAGTATTTCTTATGATCCGTCGCGTAAACAAAATTCTCTTTTAAAAATGGCAAAAGGCGGATTAGATGGTGCTGTAAATAGTCAATATATGGGTGTACCTTATGATCTAGGTTTTGAATTAAACATTTATACTAGAAATATTGATGATGGTACACATGTCATAGAGCAAATTTTACCATATTTTAATCCAGATTATACACCAACAATTAATCCAGTATCCGAAGTAGGATTTTTAAAAGATACACCCATCATTCTTAATTCTGTGACAAATAATATTGAGCATGAAGGAAACTTTGACGCGGTACGTTTTATTACATGGACGTTGACTTTCACAATGAAAGCTTATTATTACGGTCCAGTTTCAACACCCAAGATCATTCGCAAAGTTGATGCAAACATATATAATGATCCTGCATTAAAAGCTGGTTATATTACTAGAATAAACACCAGCAATGGTAATAATGGTATGTTTAAAGTAGAAGATACCGTATACCAAGGTGATAGTTATAAAACTGCTAGAGCTATGGGTATTGTAACACACTGGAATTATAATACTGGTCAATTAACTCTTGGTGGTGTTCAAGGTCAATTTATAGCTAATGGCACTATTAGAGCCTTTTCAACAAATGCGGCCTATAAACTGGAAAGCTTTGAAGCAACATCATTGCAATTAGTCAACATACATATTGAACCAACACCAAATACTGCAAATCCTGGTGATGATTTTGGTTATGATACAACTATTACAGAATGGCCTAATATTGAGTAGAGAAAATGAAATCACTATCTGACGCACTAGGAATTGAACATCAAATAGAAGTTTTGCCTCCTAAAAAGCCTAAGCAGGAGGTTATTCCTGTTGTTGATATGCCAGATAGAGAGGAAGACTATAACCTTGCTCGCGATACGTTTCGCGGCTTGATCAACAAGGGAAACGATGCCATTGAAGGCATTACCGATCTGGCCAAGCAGAGCGAAAGTCCTAGAGCATATGAAGTCTTAGCAACACTCATGAAGACTGTAGCCGATACAACAAAAGACCTTTATGATCTTCAGAAGAAGACAAAGGATCTTTTGAGTAATGGCAACGAAAAGAAATTAGACGAAACTAACATTACAGTTGATAAGGCTGTTTTTGTTGGTACCACAGCAGACTTACTCAAACAGATAAAGAGTCAACAGGGTGGCTAAAAACCTAGGATATAACGGTAATCCAAAACTTCGTCGTGCGTTTACTGACATTGCTATGTCACAACATGAGGTGGATGAGTATGTGAAATGCATGAATGATCCAATCTATTTTACCAGAACATATGTGAAGATCGTTGCTCTCGGTAAAGGTATTGTTCCATTTGATCTATATCCATTTCAAGAGGATATGGTCAAAACATTCATTGAAAAGCGTTTCGTTATCTGTAAGATTCCGCGCCAGTCTGGTAAGTCTATTACAACGATTGCTTACTTGCTACATACTATTCTATTCAACCAGAACTTCAATATTGCCATTCTAGCGCACAAAGGTTCTGCGGCTAATGGTCTACTCCAGCGTCTAAAACTAGCCTATGAAAATCTACCAACATGGCTACAGTCTGGTATCAATTGAATGGAACAAAGGTAATATTGAACTAGAAAATGGTTCAAAGATTGGTGCATTTGCTACCTCAGCAGACGGTCTTCGTTCTGGTTCATATGATGTTATTCTCTTAGACGAGTTTGCGTTCGTACCTAATAACATCGCAGAAGAATTCTTCACATCAACATATCCCGTTATCTCCGCTGGTGATAAGACAAAGATTATCATTGTTTCTACTCCAAAGGGAATGAATCACTTCTATACTATGTGGATCAAGGCTGAAACTAAGAAATCTGATTATTTTCCAATTGAGGTTCACTGGTCAGCAGTTCCTGGTCGCGACGAACAATGGAAAGAACAGACGATCCGCAATACTTCAGAAGAACAATTCCAGCAAGAGTTTAACACAGAATTCTTGGGTAGTTCTAATACTCTCATTAGTGCAGCTAAGATTCAGCAGTTAATGGCTACAATGGAAGAACCAGTTCATATTACTGGAAAGATGCGATATTTTGAGACTCCACAGCCAAAGCATACATATGTAATAGTAGTAGATGTTTCGGAAGGTTTAGGTCTAGATTATTCAACATTTTCAGTTATTGACGTAACCCAACTTCCATATAAAGTAGTAGCAACATTCCGAGACAATCAGGTCAAGCCAATTTTGCTACCTACTCTGGTAGTATCGGAAGCTAAAAAATATAACGAAGCCTTTATTCTAGTTGAAATTAACAGCATTGGCTTACAGGTAGCTGACATTATACATTATGATCTAGCCTATGAAAATCTAATCAAGATCCAGCTAAAAGGTAAGCAAGGTCAGCAATGGACTCCTGGATACACTAAAAAGCTTGCTTTCGGCGTGAAAACTTCAGTGCAAACCAAGCAAATTGGCTGCACTAATCTAAAGGCTCTAGTAGAATCTGACAAGCTAGTTATCAAAGACGAACTACTAATTAAAGAATTGACAACGTTCTCAGCGGATAAAAGAACATTCAAGGCTGAAGAAGGTAACAACGACGATATGGTCATGACTTTGGTCAACTTCTCATGGCTAATGGCACAGAAATTCTTTAGAGAATCTGTACAGTCGGATATTAGACAGGTTCTTCAGGAAGAGCAATTGCAGATTATGGATCAGGATTTGGTACCTTTTGGTATTATAGATGATGGAATAAATAACAATTATGAAAAAGATGCTGACGGTGACTTATGGATAGAAGATAGAAAACGAAGTTTTGCATTTGATAATTTTGATTGGGACACGCTATTCCAATCGCCACAGACTGTAAAAACTCGTTTTTTCTAAATAATAAAGAAAGTAAATTACTTTTTTATAGAGGAGAAATACGATGGCATTTCAATTGTCACCAGGCGTAAACGTTTCAGAAATTGATCTAACAACAATTGTACCACAAGTAGCAACTACTGAAGCTGCTTTTGTAGGTATTTTCAATTGGGGTCCAGCTAATACAATTATTAGTGTTTCAAATGAAGTTGAACTTGTTGCAACTTTTGGTAAACCAACATCAACAGCTAACGTTTTCCAATCATTCTTTACTGCTGCCAATTTCTTATCATACGGCAGAAATTTAAGAATCGTTCGCGCACTTAACACAAGTCAGTATAATGCCAGTGATGGCGGCAATGCAAATACGCGAGTAGTTGTTTCTAATAGAGATGATTATCTCAGATTGTATCCTAGTCTAACGGCTAGATCAAATACAAATCAGTCTGGATTTATTGCAAAATATCCAGGTCCAGCTGGTAAGAATCTTACTGTCTCGGTCTGTATGGCTAATGCGGCCGCAAATATGTACGTAGATTCAACAGATTTTAGTGCATGGACTTATGCAAATTACTTCGCATCTGCACCAAATACTTCTACATATGTTGCGTCAGCTAACGGCCGTACTGATGAAATGCACATCGTAGTAACAGATGGTGACGCTAACTTCCAATCAATACAGGGTGGAGTTCTTGAAACATTTGGATATGTTTCAAAAGCAATAGATGCTAAAAATGAAGACGGTTCTTCAAATTATTATGTAGACGTATTGAGAGACAAATCAAAATACGTATATGCAATATCTCATATTGGTACAGATTTTGGTAATGTTGCAGCAAATAAAACATTTGTAAACGCCTATGCTTCTGTTCATAATACTTCTGTAGTAACAGAAATTTTTGATAATAACGGAGCAACAGCTACAATCACGGACAGTGATGTAATTAGAGGATATGATAAGTTTAAAAATCCTGAAGAAGTAGATATTTCTTTGGTAATGCTAGGACAACACTCAACAAATGTTGCTCAACATGTTGTTGATAATATTGTTGAATTTAGAAAAGATGCAATTGCATTTATTTCTCCTCCTGCAAGCTCTACTATTGAGGTTCCTGGTGGGGAAACTACAGCCATTGCAAATTGGAGAAATAATACATTAAACAAGTCTTCTTCATATGCATTTGTTGATACAGGCTGGAAATATCAGTTTGATAAGTATAACAACACTTATCGTTGGATACCACTAAATGGTGATATTGCCGGTCTATGCGCAAGAACAGACTTTGAACGTGACCCATGGTTCTCACCAGCAGGTTTTAACAGAGGTGCTATTAAGAACGTAGTTAAGCTTGCATTTGTTCCAAATAAGAGCCAGAGAGATGATCTCTATAAGATTGGTATAAATCCTGTTGTAGCTTTCCCAGGCGAAGGTGTAATTCTTTACGGAGATAAGACTCTTCTCTCTAAGCCATCAGCTTTTGATCGTATCAATGTTCGTCGTTTGTTCATTGTACTTGAAAAAGCAATTGCTCGCGCAGCTAAGTATTCATTGTTTGAATTCAATGATGAATTTACTCGCGCACAATTTGTATCGCTTGTAGAACCTTATTTGCGTGATGTCCAGGGTCGTCGTGGTATCTATGATTTCCGTGTGGTTTGCGATACAACTAATAATACTCCTGAAGTGATTGATAGAAATGAATTTGTTGGTGATATCTATATCAAGCCAGCAAGAAGCATCAACTTCATTCAGCTAAACTTTATCGCTGTGAGAACTGGTGTAGCATTTGAAGAAATTGTTGGTCGTTTCTAATAATTAAGATAAATATAGAAAAGGAGTAATAACAAATGGCATTCAATGTACAACAATTTAGATCACAGATGATTTATGACGGCGCACGTCCAAATCTGTTTCAGTGTTCTATGGGTTTTCCTGCATTAGCATCTTCTGGTGGTGCAGGAAATCTTGGTGGTGCTCAAGACAATGTAAATCTTTCTACAAAATTTACATTTATGTGTCGTGCAGCACAGTTGCCAGGATCAACAGTAAACTCAATTCCAGTAAATTATTTTGGTCGTGAATTGAAATTTTCCGGTAATAGAACATTTCCAGAATGGACTGTTACTATTATTAATGATGAAGATTTTAAACTAAAAAGTGCATTTGAAAAATGGATGCATGGTTTAAATTCTCACGTTAGCAATCTTCGTGCGATTTCTTTTGAAAATGCACTAGATTATCAGCAAGATGGTTTTGTGACACAATATGGTAAACAGGGTGACATCATCAAGCAGTATAAGTTTGTTGGTATGTTTCCAATTGATGTTTCACCAATTGAAGTTGATTGGAGTTCAAATGATACTATTGAAGAATTTGCTGTAACGTTTGCATATCAGTGGTGGGAATCAGATACAACTGAAGCTCAATTCCAAAACGTCTAATATATAATGTAGCGAGGGAGAGAATTCTCTCCCTCTTTAATCTTCGGAGTAATTTTTGAATGGTCCAGCTTTTTGGTTTCCAAATAGGTCGCGTTAAGCCTCAGCAAGAACAGCAAGATCAGGTTAATAAAACATTTGCAATACCGCAGAACGATGATGGTGCGGTAACAATACAGTCTGGCGCTTACTATGGAACATATGTTGATCTTGATGGCGTAGTTCGTAATGAAATTGAATTAATTACCCGTTATCGTGAAATGTCAATGCAGCCAGAATTGGAAACTGCTATTGACGATATCGTTAACGAGGCTGTTGTTAATGATGATAATGGCCAATCTGTTGAAATGAATACAGACGATCTAAAGCAGCCTGAACCAATCAAGAAAAAAATCAGAGATGAATTTGATAATGTTTTGCGTTTACTAGATTTCGGTAACGTAGGGCATGATTTGTTCCGTCGCTGGTATATTGATGGTAGATTATTCTATCATGTTATTATTGATGATAAAAGACCATCTCTTGGCATTAAAGAATTAAGATACGTTGATCCTCGTCGTATTCGTAAAATCCGTGAAATTCAAAAGACAAAAGATCCTGCTACAGGCATGGAAATTATCAAGCGTCAGAATGAGTACTACCTCTATAATGAAAGAGGTATGATTGGTGCTCATTCTAATCTTGGTACAAAGATTGCTACAGATGCAATCGTTAACGTAAACTCAGGTCTCATGGATGCTAAACGTTCCATGGTACTTTCATATCTGCATAAAGCAATTAAGCCTCTTAATCAATTAAGAATGGTTGAAGATGCTACAGTTATTTACCGTCTCTCACGCGCACCTGAACGTCGTATCTTTTATGTTGACGTTGGTAATATGCCAACAATCAAGGCCGAACAGTACTTGAAAGATATTATGACCAAGTATCGCAATAAGCTTGTGTATGATTCAACTACTGGCGAAATCAAAGATGATCGTAAACACCTATCAATGCTAGAAGATTTTTGGCTACCTCGTCGTGAAGGTTCTAAAGGTACAGAAATCTCTACACTTCCCGGTGGTCAGAATCTAGGTGAAATGGAAGATGTAAAATACTTTGAGAAAAAATTATACAAAGCTCTTGGCGTTCCTATTTCAAGATTAGAACCTGCACAAGGTTTTTCTCTAGGTCGTTCTACAGAAGTTACTAGAGATGAACTAAAGTTCACTAAGTTTGTTCAAAGACTACGCAACAAGTTTGCTACACTATTTGATGATCTTCTCCGTGTACAGTTAATTTTAAAGAAAGTATGCACGGAAGAAGAATGGAAAGAATTTAGAGAACAGATTTGGTACGATTGGCGTAAAGACAATAACTTCAACGAGCTAAAAGAAGCTGAGTTGATGACCAATCGTATCACATTGCTTCAGTTTGTTGATCCATATGTGGGTCGTTATTATTCAAAAGAATGGGTACGCAAGAACATTCTCAAGCAGACTGATGAAGATATTGAGGAAATTGAAGAACAAATCAAGACGGAACAGGCTGATACTGCACCTGGAACTACAGATGCTATGGGTAATCCTATTGATCCTATGACAGGTCAACCAGTAGCAGGTACACCAGCAACAGGTGGACCACCACCAATGATGCAGCAGCCACAGCAACAGTCTGCACCTGCACAGAGTCAACAACAAGGTATGCAAGAGCAGGCGCCCATGCCTTCTAAGTTTGAAATCCAGCCTAATGAACTGGAGTTTGCATAATGAAGAAGTTCAAAGACTTTCTATCCGAAAATCTTAGTGGTGCATTAGTTGAACCTCAATCAAATGCAGCTACTCAAGCTAAACAACTTGGTCTTACATATGTCGGCTTTGGTCGCTATGAAGATCCAAAGACAATGCAGATTACTCATATTGTTCAAAATGATAGACTAGTTCCATTTTCTAAGGCTGTAAAGACTAATACATTCCAACAGCAAAGCGGTGATGATTACGGTTCATATGTTAAAGCATTAAGACCAGAGATTGACGAAACATCAGTTGCTCTGACTAATCATTATAAGCCGGAACGTTATGATAATAATGAACTAGATGCAATACAACTATATACTAGCACAGGTTATGGTGATATTAATCAAAGACTAATATCTTTGCCTACAGGTATTGCTGCTAAAGATATTCAGCCAACATCACCGGATGATTATGTACCTAGTACAATTGCAAGTCTAGATTCTGCATTGGCTAAATCAAAAGCACCTATGGACTTTACGGTATATGCTGGCATAGGTGGCAAT